TGGCCCGTAGCTCAGAGGTTAGAGCACCATTCTTATAAAGTGGGAGTCCCGGGTTCAAGTCCCGGCGGGCCGACCACGTACAAAAGGAAAAAAAATGATTGCAGATATTGTTGTTGGGCTTCAACATGGAGATGAAGCAAAAGGAAAAGTAACCCATCACCTCTGTTCTGAGGGTGATTATACGCATGTATTGAGATTTAATGGCGGCGGCAATGCTGGCCATACCATTTATCATAATGGAAAGAAGTTTGTAACACATTATATACCAGCCGGTGTATTTTATGGAATTAAAAGTATTATTGGAAATGGCTGTGTATTAAATGTCAGTCATTTTTTTGAGGAATTACACGAATTAAGTGCAGCTGGAATTGATACTTCATTAATTAAAATTGCTCATAACTGTCATATAATTACAAGAGACCACCTAGAAGAAGACGGAGAGGATCAAAAAATTGGTACTACAAAAAGAGGAAATGGTCCAGCATATCGAAACAAATATAATCGTACAGGCCTTCAAGCAAAAGATGCCTTTGAGTTGCAACCGTTTTTAATTGATCTTTACGAGGAATTTTTTAACAATGAAAACGATGCTAAGATTCTATGTGAAGGTGCTCAAGGATTTGAATTAGATATTGATTGGGGCGACTATCCATATGTCACTTCCAGCCATTGTACCTCTTCTAGCGCCCTCCTTAATAGCATTCCGGCTCACGCAGTTAGAAATATCTGGGGTGTTGGAAAAGTATATGATACGTATGTGGGTACAAAAAGCTTTGAACCAAATGATGAAATTTTTACTAAAGTTAGAGAAGTCGGTGAAGAATATGGATCAACAACCGGTCGCAATCGACAATGTAATTGGTTAGATATTGATAGATTAATAAAATCAATTAATGTTAATGGTGTTACTCATCTTGTTCTCAACAAAGTTGATGTACTAGAAAAACTTGGAGTGCACGCACTCTACGATCAAGAGAAAACACTTAAGTTTGATGATGGTGGCGATATGCGTGCCTATATTTTAGGACGCCTGGAAAGACCACAACTTTTACAGGAATTACAAGAAGTGTATTTTTCTGGGAATAAAAACAACTTAAACATGCCCTCTTAGCTCAGTTGGTAGAGCATCGGACTCTTAATCCGCAGGTCGTAGGTTCGATCCCTACAGGGGGTACCAATATATGAGGAAATTATGAATTATAGAATAGTAAAAGATATATATAAACCATCCAAGAAATATATTTGGAAGAATGGTAGCTGTCTTGGTTTTATCCATACTGAAATAAAAGAAAAACATGATATTAGCTGGAAAAAATATAAAGAAGACAAGACTCTTAAAATGACAGTATCAGATAGATTATCCACGAACTATAATGCAATATCGTATCCAAATATTTTCTGTGGCCAATATTCTTCGTTAGAAGAAGCTATTTTGGCTATTCGAGACAAGCAACAAAATATGTTTGATAATTTAGAAAATTTTGATATAATTACTATTGGAGACAGTGATGTCTGATCGCTGGAATTTATGGACTCGTAATGTTATTGACAGATATAAAAGTTGGTCTACTGAATCCATTAAGAGAGATTTGCAGAGAACCGCAAATCCCTTCGCAGTTTGTATGGAACATTGGCAAGGTGATTTCAACATCAGTACGCTCATTCGTAACGCAAACGCGTTCAATGCTAAAAAAGTTTATTACTTGGGTAAAAAACGCTTTGATAGACGCGGAACGGTTGGTACTCATCATTATGTTGATCTTTCTTATCTTGGTGTATCTCGTGACTTACTGGTAGATCTCAAGAAAGACTATACAATCGTCGCAATCGATAACAATATACCCAATACACGCAAGTTAGATGAGTTTGACTGGTCTAGCCTGGAAAAGCCTCCCCTGATGGTTTTTGGGGAAGAAGGTATGGGTTTAACGGAAGGTACTCTAAATATAGCTGATTGCGCAGTAGAGATTCCTCAATATGGCTCCGTTCGAAGTTTAAACGTTGGAACTAGTTCTGGAATTGTTATGTATGATTTTATATCGAAACAAAGAAATTCCATAAATCCGGAAAACGAACAGAAATTGTTACATGATGGAATAAACGATGAACAGCTAAAACAACACCAATTACCTCTCCTCTTGAGTTGAGTATTGGTGAGCCTGACGATCCTTGAGTTGCCGGAAGGGCGTAATAAGCCCAATCTTCAGTTTCTCCAGAATAACGGCCTTCTAATAACGGAACCATATTTCCTGATGAAATACCAAGGGGTGAAGTAATATTATATACTTTTTCACCATAGCTTGGTTTTGTATTTGCTAAACGTAAAGCTGGAAGATGTGTTCTTCCAATATCCAAGGCGCATACATCTAGTCTATGATTAGATTTAACTACTTTGGCTTTGTGACGTTGATCATCACGATCGATAACCCATAATTCAACAATAACTTTATTAAACAAAACTTCTAACTGATTAAAATTTGGTTCACAAACATGAGCAGCGGTTAAAACATATTTTTTATTGTTGCTAATAATAACGGAACCTGAGCCAACAGCACTAAGTTCAGGCTCTGTACAATTATCTTCTGGGCAAATACCTGCCCAAATTTCTACTTTTAAAAATGACTTTTTAGCTGATACAATTTTGCTAATAGTTGTATCATGTGTGTGTACACAACTAGTTAATAATAACACGATACAAAGAGATAAAATCTTAATAATACGTTTTGTCATCTTTTATAACTAGTAGTTTTAAGAGGGATAGATGAAAAGAACTTACATTTTTGACACCAATATATTTTTAACGAACGCTAATTCAGTCTATGAATTTAAAAATAATGATATTATTGTTCCGTTAAAAGTGCTTGATGAAATTGATAAACATAAAAAACGACAAGATGGCGTTGGGTTGAATGCTAGAGCCACAATTCGAATTTTAGATAATTTGAGAGCAAAAGGAAGTTTATATAAAGGCGTACGCTTGGGTAAAGGGATGGGCCTTCTGTCTGTAAGGGGGTACGATGTTGAAGATCTTCCTGTCGGCTGCGATTTACAAAGTGCTGATAACGAAATTATCACAACTGCGATTACAGAATATAAAAAAAATCCCAAAAGAAAAGTAATCGTAGTAACTCGCGATATTAATATGCGTGTTAAATGTGATGCTTTACAAATACCAACTCAAGATTATCTACCAGCTAGGGTGATTCAAAAAACTAGTGAATTATATACTGGACTTACTAAACATTTAGTTGATGATCAAACGATTAACCGGTTTTATAATTCTGAAGAAATATATTTAGAGAGGGAAGAAATAAAACTTTACCCTAACCAATATGTTATGTTAGTATCAAATTCTAATGATAAGAAAACGGCGCTAGCAAGATTTAATGATCATAAAAAACCACTTTCGAAAATTAGTGAATATAAGAAAGGTATTTGGGGGTTGATACCCAGGAACAAAGAGCAAGTATTTGCATTAGATCTTTTGTTGGATGACAATGTTAAAGTTGTTACACTTATTGGTCAGGCCGGCTGTGGCAAAACGTTGTTAGCTATAGCAGCCGGCTTAGAAAATGTTTTAGAGAAAGAAACATACAAAAAATTAGTTGTTTCTCGTCCCATTCAACCTTTAGGTAAGGATATAGGATATTTGCCTGGTACCATGGAAGAAAAAATGAAACCATGGCTTATGCCAATTCAGGATAATTTAGATTTTCTTTTAAATGGCAAAAAACGAGATGCTGAGATATTTTTTGAAAATAAAATTGAGCTTGAAGCACTGACATATATTAGAGGTAGATCAATATCTAATGCATTTATTATAATTGATGAAGCACAAAACTTAACAAGCCATGAATTAAAAACTATAATAACACGAGTTGGTGAAAATACTAAGATTATATTAACTGGAGATATTGAACAAATTGATAATATGTATTTGGATGCAAAATCAAATGGATTGACTCATGCAGTCGAAAAATTCAAAAATTATGATCTTTCCGGTCATATGACACTTTTAAAAGGTGAAAGATCAAAAGTCGCGACACTGGCAGCAAAAATACTTTAAAAGGATAAAATATGAAAACAAAAAAAGCAAATGAGTATGAAAATCCAGTACTCGAACAACAAATGAATGTGGATGTAAGTTCTGAACTTAAAGGATTAATTATTGAATATACTGGTAATAAATTAATTCCTGAAGATAATCAAGTTACTGCAGAGATGGTTATTCACGTTTTGGCAGATGAATTTCCAGAAATTGTATTGGCTATAGCTGAAGAAAACTTTTTTAGAGGCTATGAACAAGCATTAACTGATATGCAACAAACACAAAATCTTGAACAGGAAGAAAATGAATAAATTATTTCATCACATAGTCGAAGGTCAAAATCATCAAAATCATTTTTTGTTTTTTAATAAAATACCTGTTGATATACATCATGATCTTGAACCTGTAGTTGATGTAAGATCTGTTTTAAAAAAAGTAGAAAACTTGATACCCAGAGCTATTATTTCTGATATTGATTCTATTCAAGTCGGAGATTTTAGTTTTTTAAGTACGAGAGATGTATCAGCGTTATATGATGATGAGAAAAATACGCTTTACATTAGTAGCCTCGAACAAGATGATACAGTAGATTTATTAGATGATTTAGTACATGAAATGGCCCACGCCGTAGAAGATTCTTTTGAAGATTTTATTTATAAAGATGGAAAAGTAGAACGTGAATTTTTAATTAAACGCTTGGCTATGGAAAAATCTTTGAGAGCACATGATATTAATATTGAAGACTATGATTTTATGAATACAGATTATGATCCGGACTTTGATTATTTTTTATACAAAGAAATAACTTATGATGCTTTAAGGCCCCATACCGAAGGTATATTTTGTAGTCCATACGGCGCTACATCACTACGTGAATATTTTGCTAATTCTTTTGAAGAATATTATTTAGGAGATAACAGTTACGTAGCTAGAGTATGCCCAAAGGTTTTTGATAAAATAGATAAATTACATTTCGCAGGAGAAGAATATGAAAATTAATAATTTTTTATTTGACCTCTAGACAAGAAGAAAAATGTATCTAAATTATTAAAGACAACAAAAAGAGTAAAAAATGTCACATATTTCATATTCTGCACTTAAAAATTGGGCTGAATGTTCCTATAAGCATAAAATAATGTATGTTGATGGTGTTAAAGAGTTCAAAGGAAATACATATACTATTTTCGGAACAGCTTTACATAGCACATGCGAAAAATTAGTAACTGATACTTCTTCTTTCGATGTAGAAAGATATTTTCTAGAATGTTTTCGTGATGAAAAAAACAAGCTAGATGAGCTTGGAGTTGAAGTTAATTCAAAACTCATGCTTGAAATGATTGATCAGGGACGCCGACTATCAAAATTAGCTCTCCCTGCTTTAAAGAAATGTTTTAAAAATTTTGAAGTTGTCTCCGCTGAAGAAAAGCTTTTTGAACCAATCGAGACTGAAGAGTATGATTTTAAAGGCTTTATTGATTTAGTTGTTAAAACACCAGATGGTAAATATCATATTATAGATTGGAAAACTTGTTCTTGGGGCTGGGATTCTAAGAAAAAAAGTGATCGTATGATAACGTACCAGCTGACGCTTTATAAACATTTTTATGCCAAAAAGCATAATATTGATCCCTCGGATATTGAAACTCACTTCGCTTTGTTGAAGAGAACAGCAAAGAAAAATGAAGTAGAAATTTTTAGAGTCACCAGCGGTAAGAAAAAAACTGATAATGCCCTTAACTTACTTAATAAAGCTCTTTATAATATAAAGAAAGAAAGATTTATAAAGAACCGTTTGTCATGCGGCCGTTGTGAATTTTTCAAAACTGAATATTGTACATAAGAGGTATAAGTGAAGAAAAAGATATTTGTGATCTCGGACCATCCTTTTTCACCATCAGGTGTTGGGACACAATCGAGATATTTTATTGAGGCACTATTAAAAACAGGTAGATTTAAATTTGTTTGTTTTGGTGGTGCGATAAAACATAAAGATTATAGCGTTATTAAAACAGAAGAATGGGGTGAAGATTTTGTTATTTATCCTATTGATGGTTATGGTAACCATGATATGGTCAGATCTTTTATTAGATCTGAGCGTCCTGATATGTTATGGTTTATGACTGATCCTAGATTTTTTGGATGGCTTTGGGAAATGGAGGATGAAATCAGACCTTTACTTCCTATGGTTTATTATCACGTTTGGGATAATTATCCATATCCTAAATATAATGAAAAGTATTATTCATCAAACGATTTTGTTGCTTGTATCTCCAAGGTTACACACGATATTGTAAAGACTGTGGCGCCAAATGTAGATTCTTGTTATCTACCTCATGCTGTTGATAACAAAGTTTTTAAAAAAATTCCAGATTTAGATATTGCTACTTTTAAAAAAGACACATTAAATATGGAAAATAATAAGATGTTATTTTTCTGGAATAATAGAAATGCTAGAAGAAAACAAAGTGGATCATTAATATATTGGTTTAATGATTTTCTTGATAAAGTGGGGAAAGATAAGGCTTCATTATTAATGCATACTGATGTCAATGATGAGCATGGTCAAGATTTAGCAGCCATAATTAATGATTTGGGTTTGAATAACGGCGAAGTAATGTTTTCTGCAGCCAAAGTAACGCCTGAACATTTATCATTATTATACAATGCTGCTGATTGTACGATTAATATTTCAGATGCTGAGGGTTTCGGCTTATCTACTCTAGAATCGTTATCTTGTGAAACTCCGATTATTGTTAATATGACCGGTGGTCTTCAAGAACAAGTCACCGATGGCGAAAATTGGTTTGGTGTGGGTCTAGAGCCTGCTTCTAAAGCCATTATTGGTTCTCAAACCATTCCATGGATCTATGAAGATAGACTATCTGGTAAGCAAGTTGTTGATGCAATGTTACAAATTTATAATATGTCTCCCGAAGAGCGCGCCGAACTTGGTAAAAAAGGAAGCCAACATGTTAAAAATAATTATGATTTTGAAAAATATAATGAAAGATGGATTAAAGTAATTGATGAGATTATGGAAAAGAATGGATCTTGGTCAAACCGTAAAAATTATGTTAATTGGGATTTCAAAGAGGTGACAGTATGAGCAAAAAAAGAATATTAGTTCGTGCGCCTTTTCTTACACAATCAGGATATGGCGAACATGGTCGTTTCGTTTTGAGATCTTTACGACAATACGAA